ATCTCGCCGCAATGCGAGCCTCGTTGCTGGTCAGATTATGGGTGACGGAAGAATCGGCGTCGGGATTCTCCAGACGTGGGAAAGTCAAGTCTCAGTAGATGATCTAAAGATCGCAGCTGAGATCAAGGGATGGGCTGATCAGTATCGTCCAAAGATGATCTGCTATGACAAGTACACAACGCAATCGATCGCTGAAAGATTGGCTAATGCTGGTCAGATAACTCAGGATGTCTCAGGCCAGCAGTTCTATCAGGCTTGCTCTGATCTCCTCGATGGCATGGTCAATGGTCGAGTAGTCCACAACGGGCAAGAGGAATTGATTAAGCAGATGAACAACTGCGCAGCAAAGACCAATGACTCATCTTGGCGAATCGTTAAACGTAAGAGCGCAGGCGATGTCTCTGCGCCGATCTCTTTAGCAATGGTCGTGTCGATGCTATTAAAGCCACAACAGGTAGCGGCTATCTACACCGAATAACACAACATGTAGTGTATAATTGCGACCTATGGGTCTATTCGATCGTAAGCCAAAAGCCGTTGAAGCTCAATATGCGCCGCAGATTATGGGCGATAGCATCAATGGCATTTATAATTTTACCTTCCCAGTAATCGCTCGCCGCGATGCCATGAGCGTCCCAGCTCTGAAGCGATGCAGAGACTTGCTCTGCACAGTAGGCTCTATTCCGCTTGAGTATAAAAAGAAATCTACAGGCGAAGAAATACCGGCTCCTCGATGGGTTCACCAGCTATCTAAATCACAGCCACAATTTGTCACCCTTTCATGGCTAGTTGATAGCTTGTTATTCTATGGTCAGGCTTTTCTTGAAATTGTCGAGGTCTATCAGGAAGATGGTCGCGGCGCGTCATTTGATTGGGTTGCTAACACTCGCGTCACTTTTGATCTTGATATTCATAACACTTTTGTCACACAGTATTACGTTGATGGATCACCCCGGCCAATGTCAGGACTTGGATCGCTAGTAACTTTTCAGGCATTTAACGAAGGCATTTTGACTACAGGATCACGCACAATTCAGAGCGCCATCGATGTTCAGAAGGCCGCAGCGATAGCAGCAGGCACTCCAATGCCTACTGGCTACCTAAAGAACACAGGCGCAGACTTGCCTCCAGCAGAAGTGCAGGGGCTACTTGCAGCCTTCAAAAATGCTCGTCAGAATCGTTCAACGGCCTATCTCACCTCGACTCTCAATTATGAGACAGTCGGATTCAGTCCTAAAGACATGATGTATAACGAGGCAATCCAGAACCTTGCTACTGAGGTTAGCCGTCTATGCGGAATTCCAAGTTACTATGTCTCAGCCGATCAAAATACATCGATGACATATGCAAACATTCTTGATGAGCGTAAGCAGCTTGTCGCCCTAGCGTTTCAGCCGTACATCTCCGCGATCGAACAAAGACTATCTATGGATGATATTTCTACGGCTGGACACTACGTAAAGTTCGACCTCGATTCTTCCTTCCTGCGTGTAGAGCCTATGGAAAGACTTCTCGTACTTGAGAAGATGCTATCTCTAGGACTTATTAGCACAGAGCAAGCCATGGAAATGGAAGATTTAACACCTAACGGGAGTGATGACTAATGGAAACTCTATACATCGAAGCATCTTCAATCGAGTGCAGCGAAGATCGTCGCGAAATCTCTGGCAAGATTGTGCCAATGGGTACAGGCGAAATTGGTCAAACCAATCTTGGCGCTTATACCTTTGAGTCTGGATCGATCGACATCGAAGATGTTAAAGCCATAAAATTATTCAGTCAGCATGACATGAAAAAACCGATTGGGCGCATGATAAGCGCAGAAACACGCGAAGGAATTGGAATTTTTGCTACCTTCAAACTGAGCCGTAGCACAGCGGGTAATGACGCCCTCGTCATGGCGCAAGAAGGATTGGTCACAGGGATGTCAATCGGTGCAGAAATTATCTCATCAAAGCCATCACGCGACGGACACACAGTCGTCACAGCGGCTAAATTAAAAGAAGTTTCTCTAGTAACTGAGCCAGCCTTTAAGTCGGCTCAAGTATTAGAGATCGCAGCGGAAGAAGCGACAGCCGAAGCCGTAGAAGAACCCCTACCTACAGAAAGCGAGACAGTCGTGGAAGACACAACAGTCGAAGCAACACCAGTAGAGGCTGCGGCTGTAGAAGCTGCTCGTCCTACTGTTCAAGCAATGGTGTACACAACACCACGCATCGAAGTTACAAAGCGTAACTACCTTGAAAACACATTGAAGGCTAATCTCTTCGGTGATGATGATTCACGTCAATGGCTCCGCGCTGCTGACAACGATCAGACAACAGGTGCAGGATTCATCCCAACACCACAAAGCACACAGCTACTTAACTTCCTTTCTAACGCAGATCGTCCGTTTATCGATTCGATCAGCCGTGGCACAATGCCGGAATTTGGAAAAACTTTTGAGTTGCCTAAGATCACTGAGGTTCCTCTTGTTGATCAAATCGACGAGAATGGCGCAGTAACAGAGTCACAACTTGAAGCCTCATACATCACAGTCACAAAGAAGTCATTCAAGGGTCGCGCAATCACTACCCTCGAACTTCTAACAAATTCGACACCTGCATTCCTTGACGAGCTTCTTGTCCAGATGGAATACGCTTATGCTAAGGATACTGAAGAATTTGTAACTACCGCTGTCCAAGGCGCAGGAACACTCAACGCAACAGCACAGGCTAACTCAGCGACTGGACTTCTATCCTACGTATCAAGCGCAGCAGCAGCAGTATATTCAGCATCACTTGGTTTTGCTCGCAACATGATCGTTACACCAGAACAATGGGCTAACATCATGAGCTACAACGATGCCGGACGTCCAATCTACATCGCTGCAAATCCACAGAATGCAGGTGGTGCACTTACACCTACATCACTTCGCGGTAACGTTGCAGGTCTTGACCTTCGCGTATCTCGCTACATGAAGGGCTCTGGAGGAGTCGGTACAGCAGATTACTCAATGGCTGTCGTAAATCCAGATGCTTACACATGGTACGAGGGCGCACGTCAGCAACTTCGCACAAATATCAACTCTGACGGAACAGTAGATATCTTGCTATTCGGTCAGGGAGCACTTGCCACTAAGTTAGCGGCTGGCGCAAACTGGTTCAACCTAACCTGATAACACCCTAAGTCGCTGGCAGGGTAGTGCCCTTCTACCCTGCCAGTCTTTAGAAAGGATAAGAGCATGGCATTGACAACAGTTGCAGAGCTTCGCACCGCCCTTGGCGTTGGCACTCTCTATACTGATGCAGTCTTGCAGCAAGTCTGCGACGCCGCAGATAACGTACTTTTGCCCTTTCTATGGAAAAATCAGCAATACATCGTTGCCCACGGCAACACGGGAACAGTAGGAACACTTTATTTTGATCAGGATATCCGCGACTATTTCTACGTTGGACAATCTGTAACAATCTCAGGTGCAGGTAGTCGCTACAATGGCACTAAAACAATTACAAAAGTCGATACTCTTTCATTCAACGTAACTACAGCTCACACCAGCGACAATCCACGTCACACAGTCGAGCCTTATGGCATAGCAGCAGTCGAGACATATACAGATTATGCAACGATCCCAGCAATCCAAGAGGCTGCTCTTATGATCTCAATCGACATCTGGCAGTCTCGCCAGGCTCCATCTTCAGGTGGAGTCACGATCGATGGCTTCCAGCCAAGTCCTTTCCGCATGGGCAATACCTTGCTCGCTCGTGTCCGTGGCCTTCTGGCGCCTTATCTTGATCCGAGATCGATGGTGGGCTAATGGCCGCCATATCAACACTCCGCGCAGGGATCGCCGCAGCTCTTACTGATAATACAAAATACTCAGTCTTCTCATTTCCACCGTCAACACCTATTGCCAATAGCGTGATAGTCGCCCCTGCTGATCCTTACATCTCACCATCTAACGGCTGGCATTCAACTATCTCGCCTATGGCCAATTTCGTAATTTCCGTCATGGTTCCTTTGCTCGATAACGAAGGCAACCTTAACGGGATGGAAGATAACATCGTCCGGGTTTTTAACCTGCTCGCTGCATCTGCCTACACCTACAACGTAACAGAAGTATCGGCTCCAGCCGTACTCAATGCTGCGTCTGGTGATCTACTAACCTGTAATATCAATATCTCAGTCCTAACGAGTTGGAGCTAAAATGTCCGAGTGGGAAAAAGAGCAAGAAGCCTTCCTGATCA